TTTCTCGTGAAGTATTCAACAAGGCACTTAAGGCTATGCCACGTAAGTACAAGCAACGTCGTGGAGACCTTCGCTTCCTTGCTGGATCAAACTTGATTCAGGACTTCCTATATGCTAACAGCATTGGAACAAACCAAACAATTCCACAAGATATCGCTTCAAGCGTTATCCGTGGTGGAGTTGCACCACTAGGTGGACCTGCAGGATATGTGGCACCATTCGCATTCGGTATTCCGATTGTTGAAGTACCACTTCTTTCAGAGACACAGACTGGAACACACTCAGGAGCCGCTGGTTCACACGGAGACGTCCACTTGACATTCCCAAATAACGTAGTTATTGGTATCAAGCGTGATGTAACTGTTTACCGCTTCTTCCAGCCACGTAAGGACACAATCGAGTACACAATGTATACTCGTGTTGGAGTTCAGATCGAGCAGGCAGACGCTTGGGTAGTTATTAAGAACGTTAAGGTTGCTTCTTAATTAATTTAAGATAAAACCCCCGAAAGGCCCCTAATTAATTTTAGGGGCTTTTCATTTTAATTTATCAATGCTATAATTGAAGAACCTAACAAAGGAGATAATATGTCATTTGAGACATTGAAAATAGCAGAACTCAGAAAAGTTGCAGAGGACTTTGCAGTTGACACTGATGGAATTAAGAGTAAGGCAGATATCGTTGCCGCCCTTGCAGGAGAGGGAGTTACATGGTCTGTTTATCAAAAAACTATTAAAGATATTGAAGATGCAACAGACGAGTTTAGTGAAAACGCAGAAGAGATTTTGCCTAGATTTAATCCAGATGCTCAACCAGAAAATACGGTTCTAGTTAGAATGACTAGAGAAAATTTCAGGTATGATATAGAAGGATTCACATTCACAAAAGAGCACCCATTTGTTGCTATGACAGAAGAAGATGCTCAAGAAATTTTTGACAAGGAGGAGGGTTTCCGCTTAGCAACTCCAAAGGAAGTTCAGGAGTACTACGCTTAACCTTTATTAAATGGAAATTCTAGTAGGTTCAAATTCACCAATAACACATAAGGTGTTTTGGCAGGGACAGCTAACTGATTCAGATAGCCTTCCAGTTGTAAGATTATATGACATTACAGAAGATCCAGGAGTATCTCCAGCAATTAATCCTGCTACGATACTTTCAACATTAACCCCTGTCAAGTCAGAAGTAGATGCGGGAACATACATTGTCTATATTCCTTTAGCCTACACAGACAGACAAAGACAATTAAAATTAAGCTGGACATATTCAGTTGGCGGAACCTCTACACAAAAAGATAATAAAATATTTGTGCAGACTCCATATACCGATATGAGCCAAGCAATAGAGTCTTTAGGGTTAGGCTCTGACTATTCAGATCCTAACACTAGATCATATGCTGAGTTGGCCAATGCTGAAAGATATGCAAGAAAACTTATTGAGGCTTACACAAGGCAGCAATTCTTTTTATATGATGATATTCAAACAGCGTACGGCTCAGGGTCCGATGTGCTTCCGCTTCCGTACAGAATATCAACTCTATACAAACTATATCAAAACGACATTCTGCTCTTAGACACATTAAATTCAGTTAATAATTGGAATTTTAATACAGTAATTTCTGAAAGCGGATTTGGCATAAGAGTTAACAGAGCCAACATGCTAGACAATACGGTATATATAGCAAACGGAATGGTTCCTCCAACTATAAGTGATACATGGGGTGGCTCTTTTAATACAGGAGCAACCTACCGTGTGCAAGGTAAGTTTGGGTGGAAAGAAGTTCCAGATGAGGTTGATCTTGCATGTATTGAGTTAATGAAAGATTATTTTTCAAAAGACAAGGTTTGGCGCAACAAGTACATGAAGTCAATACAAACATTTGACTGGAAATTCGAGTATAATTCTGGGATATATGCAGGAACAGGTAATCTATATGCAGATCAACTACTTCTTCCATACGTCTTAAATCAAATGGTTGTCATATAATGTATGACCTTGTTAGCTCTATTCTGCCAATGTTTATGGACGTTTATAGACAGTTTGACTCACAAGACCCAGACACTGGAGCAATAAAAAAAGAATGGCAGTTTGACAGAACTGTACCGTGTAGCGCAAAAGGAAACATTACTAACTCTTCTTCAAATAGAGCAGGAAATGCTCAAGTTATTTCTACCAAATATTCTAATGGGGAAATGCTTCAAATTAGAACAACAGAAAGTGTGAGCTTAAGAGAAAAGATTACTAACATTAGAAACACCGAGGGCGAGGTTATTTGGGAAGAGCTAAACTTTCCTACAAATACCCCTACGGTTTACGAATTGATAGAAACAACACCAATGACAGATCCACTTGGCGGAATAGTTGGATATAGCTCTACTGTCAAGAGATCGGAAAATCAACAAATTGGACAATAGCTCACTACTAGTTACAGCAGCCAGCGGATTGCAAAAGGGCATGTCTGGTACTTCGGGCAGCGTTTTAAAGGATAGTACTGTTGCTCAAATATCAGCAGCAATATATTATCAGGCGCAGGTTGTTTCTAAAATTACAACAAATAAACAATTTCAAAAGAAATTTCAGTCTGTAATCTTTAAACAGATTGATCAAGATTTTGGGTCGTATGTAGACTCACAGTCAAGAATGAATCCTAAATCTTTGCACCACATGTACGAGTGGAAAAAGACTGGAAATAAAGGGGCAAGACTATTTAGTCTAAAGGTTCTATCTACAGACGGACTTTCATTTAAAATAACATCTAATTTTTTGCCTTCTAAATCCTCTGTTCCAAATGAATTTGGAAAGAGAAGACACGTATTTATTAACAAAGCTTCTGTGATGGAAGCTGGGATGCCTCTAGTAATTCGTCCTAAGTTCGCAGAGCGTCTAGTATTTGAAACTAGTACTGGAGTAGTATATATGCCTAAAGGTGCTTCTGTGACCGTTACAAGGCCTGGTGGAGGCAAGGCTACTGGAAGATTTAAAATAGCCTACGCACAATTCTTTACAGGCAATTTAGTAAATCTATCAATTAAAAGGTCGGGATTCCAACAGATATTTAATACATCATTAACTAAATCAATGAGACTTCCATCAGATGTTAAAAAAGTTAAATATTCATTTAATGCCAATACATTAAATATGCAGGCCGAATCAGCAATTGCTTCAGCATTTGGAGGTATAGTATGACAGATTATAAAGCAGACATAATGATTGATCTAAGGAAATATCTTTGGAGCCAATTAAAGTCCAATAATATTTTTACAGATACTGATTACTATTCAGATAATCTAGGGGAAGAAATTGTTCCAATTATTCCTGTCCAGCAGTCCCCAGAAATGAATCAGTTCTTGAGCGGTAAAAAGCACATAGTCTATGACAAGATAGGGCTATCCTATGAAGACAACTGGGCCATATGCTGTGAGCAAATACTTTTTACCATATATTCAACAGATGTTTCAGAGATCAATGAGATTAGAAATTTAATGACAGACCTATTCAGAAGAATGGATGATTCGGCTAGGGATGCAAATGCCTATTCTGGAGTATCCAGCAAGTTTAAATTTTTTAGCATATTTGTTGCAGACATTTCTCCAACATCCCCATCCGAGGAACTAGCAGGCTTTTTGTCCTCAGACGTAATCCTTGAGGTAAAATATGCAAGACACCTAGGCTTGACTGGCAGATTTGCTTAATTTGCCTTTGGGCGCATTATACTCTATTATTGTACATAGAGGAAAGGCCTAGCCAGCCAAGATTTAATGATTTACAATAATATATATATATTTTTATAAATAGGAGGAAAATAACTATGGCACAATCCGTAGGTAATGCTAAAAACATTCTCGTTGGTGCATCTCCATTGTTCTTGTCAACTATTGACGTTAATGATTCAGATTACATCGCAAACGCAGAAGCAGGAGTAGCAGTAGCTGCTGGTGCAGGAACAGTTGGTATTCCAGCTTTCGCATCAGGAGTTTCATACACAGATTCACTAAATGCTGTTAATCAGTCAGCAGGACTTTTTGGATACCGCAACGTTGGTTTTACTAACAATGGTCTTCAAATTACATACAACCCAACATACGATTCAGTAACCGTTGATCAGTTGCTTGATACAGCTAAGCTGTTCAAGTCTGCAATGGAAGTTATGATTGCAACAGAAATGTCAGAAGGTACACTCGAGAATATCGCAGCTGTATTTGGACAAGGTTCAGCAACACTAACAACATCAGGAACTGGAGTAACAAAGAAGGACGTACTCGGTCTAGAGGCAGGTGCACTTGGTGCATCCCCAACAGAGCGTCAGCTAATTGCAGTAGGTCTAGCCCCAACAGCTAGCTCAACAGCATCAGAGCGTGTATATTATGCACGTAGAGTTTTGTCTGTACAACAGTCACAATTCTCTCTAGCACGTACAACCCCAACTACATTCCCAGTGACTTTCCGTCTTCTACCAGATGCTAACTACTCTGGCTCAGAATACGGCAAGATTATTGACCGTGTATTAGTAGCTTAATAAATTTAATTTATTAATGAGAACCCCCAGGAAACTGGGGGTTTTCCATTTGTATAGATAATGCCTATATGTTATAATAATTAAGACTAGATCCTAGGAGGATTAAATTGGCAACAACAGTATATAGCGTAGAAGAAGTAACGCTTCAGAATGGCTCAACAGTTAAGTTGAAGCCCCTAAGCATCAAAGAGCTAAGGAAATTCATGATCGTTCTACAAGCAGCAAGCGATTCAACAACAGAGGATCAAACACTCAATGTATTAATTGACGCAGTTGCAGTAGCACTTGAAAAACAACTACCAGAGTTGGTAGCAAATAGAGATGCACTAGAAGATGCACTTGACGTCCCCACAATCAATCGCATACTTGAGGTATGTGGTGGGATTAAGATGGACGACCCAAACCTTCTAGCGGCAGCGGTTCTGGCTGGTCAGAACTAGATTTAGCCGCTTTAGAGGGTGAAGTATTTCTTCTGGGCCACTGGAAGAATTACGAAGAACTAGAAGAAAGTCTTTCAATGCCAGAACTTATTCAAACATTGAAATCTTTTAAGAAACAAAAGTCGGAAGACAGAAAGTTTACGGCAAGTCTTAAAGGAATAGATCTAGATGTAGATGAGGAAGACTCAGCACCACAAGGAAAAACTTTTGACGATATACAAAGACAAGCTCTTGGTATACATGCTTCAGGTGATGACGTACTTTCCCTACAAGGAACTTTCGCAGCACAGGCAGGGTTTGGAATTGGAGCAGGTCTAGGCTATACAAAGGAGTAATATAAAGATAAATGGCTGATGAAAGAATTGTAACTAATATAGTTGCTAATGCAGATTTCTCAGGTCTTATTGCAGATGTCAATAAGGTTGCAGCATCTTTATCTAAACTTCAGGCACAAATAATTCAGTCGGACGCAAGGCTTGCAAGCCAAGTAGCGACCATGAACAGATCTTTTGGCGAAAACCTAAGAAGAACTGGACAATTTTCATCACACTTTGTTACCTTAACATCTGATGTTGAAAAGTTTGGTACTAACTTAGACAGAGGCCAGATGAAGCTGAAACAATACTTTCAGACATTTCAGCAACATACAAAAACTCAAGGTGGACTAATCAGAGATCTTGCTAGACAGCAAGTTGCTCTACAAAATGCAATCATACAGCCCATGGGTAAAAACGCCCAGGGGCTTATGCAATATAGCGTACATATCCCACAAGGACTTGATGCTGTAAAAAATAAAACTGCAATAGCTAGACAAGAACTTCAAATCATGAATAAAGTTATTCAAGATGGCGGAGTTCAAATGATCAACTGGGGTAAGAATACTCAGTGGGCAGGACGTCAGTTAACAGTAGGTTTAACCGTACCGCTAGCAGCCTTTGGTAAAGCAGCAGCAGATGCATTTAGAATGGCAGATGCTGAATTAGTAAGACTTACAAAGGTTTACGGTGGTGTTGCGGCAACATCATCAGCAGAACTATCTAAGATAAGAAATGAAGTTACTGCAACCGCTAAAGAGATTTCAAAAGCATATGGAGTTTCATTTAAAGACACAATTACTCTTGCAGCAGATATTGCAGCAACTGGTAAGCAAGGCAATGAACTTCTTGCTTCAGTTAAAGAAACAAGCAGACTTGCAGTACTTGGTGAAGTAGATAGACAAGATGCAATGAAGGCCACCCTGGCAATTCAAACTACATTTAAACAAAACACCGATCAACTTTCTGATTCTATTAACTTCTTAAACTCTGTTGAAAACCAAACATCAACCAGCCTTGCAGATTTAATTGAAGCAATTCCAAAAGCTGGCCCAGTTATTCAAGGAATGGGCGGAAGCGTAAAAGATTTAGCATTGTATCTAACTGCAATGAAAGAAGGCGGAATTAATGCTGCAGAAGGAGCAAATGCTCTTAAGTCAGCTCTTGCATCTTTGATTAACCCTACAAACGTAGCAACAGAAAAGTTTCAGGCAATGGGAATCGACCTCGGCGGAATTGTAACAAAAAATGCAGGCAATCTTACAGGAACAATTATGGAGTTGCAGCAAGCATTAGATAACCTTGACCCACTACAAAAGCAACAGGCAATTGAACAGCTATTTGGAAAGTTCCAGTTTGCTCGTATGAACGCTTTATTTTCAAACCTAGGTAAGCAAGGAAGCCAAACTCTTCAGGTTATGGATTTAATGAAAGCAAGCTCTCAAGAGCTAGCAGGAGTAGCAGGCCGAGAATTATCAATGGTAACTGAGTCGGCTTCTGGTAAATACAGAAGAGCGCTAGAAGGACTTAAAGCAGATCTTGCTGGAATGGGCGAAGAGTTTTTAAAGATACAAACATTTTTTATAAATGTTACTGACGGAATTATAAAGTTTGTAGGAAAGCTTCCACAGCCAATTAAAACAATACTAACATTTGTTACAGGACTTACAGCAATTATTGGACCAGTAATTATGTTAACTGGTGTGCTTGCCAACTTCTTTGGATATATCATTAAGGGAGCATCACATTTTAGATCTTTATTTAAAGGCGGAGAAGGCTGGAAGATGCTTACGCCAGAAATTATGGCAGCACAAAAAGCTGGATCACTAGTTGAAGCAACATTCTATAGTGATGCAAAAGCAGCTACAGTATTAAAAACAGCAATTGCAGGACTTGTAACAGAGTTCGAATTATTGCAATCCAAGGCAATGACTGGTGCAGTATCGGTTGCTCCAGCTCTTTCAACAATGGCAGGAAACGTTGTTAAGGGCGGCGGAAGAGTTGTTAACCCCAATCATCCTTTGATTAGCCCTGAAGATACACGCTCAATGTCACACCTCAATCCAGTTGCTGGAATGACACTAGATCAAAAGTCACAACAAACAATTTTCGGAGTGGTGCCTGGCGCACCTAAAGTTAATCAAAAAATTGGAAATAATCCGCAGATGTATATGGACGGAGATCTTCCAAAGATTCCAGGACTAACATCGATTGGTGGAGCATCAACAGGTATCGTTGCAGCAGAAGCAGCAAAATGGCATGCAATGACAGGCGCACTTGCAATGCAATCAGAAGCAGAAATCAAATTACTTAGAAAAGAGGTCGCTGCCACTGGGCTAATAACTTCATCATTATCTGATTCATATCAAGCTTTGCTTCCAACAATGACCAAGCTTACCGCTAATGCGGCAACTGAATCAGCAGCAATTGTTGCACAGCTACAAGCTGGTAAATTAACAGTAGACCAAGCAAGAGCTAAAATTATTCAATTAAATGCACAGGTAGAATCTATGATTGCACAAGCATCAATAGATATTGCGGGGCAACAAGGCAGATCTATTGGACTAACAACAGTCCCTCTATTAAATCAGCCAGTTGTAAATGCTGCTGGAAAGTCTAATATGAAAGAGCTTTTAAGACCAGGAAGAACTAGAGGCCTGTTGAATAAGATCGCTGCTGGCTTAGGGGTAAAGACATTTGGTGCTGGATATAGCACAGAGACAACAATTCCAAAAAGATTTGCAAACGGCGGAGTTGTATATAGAGAACATGGAAGTACTCACCCAGAAACTCAAGGAATAAAATTTGTTCCAAAGGGTACAGACAAAATACCAGCAATGCTTACTGAGGGAGAGTTTGTTGTAAACGCAAAGGCCACTAAAGAAAATCTACCCATATTACAAGCAATTAACGATGGATATACAAGAGGCCCAGAACAAGCAATAGTAGATGAACCAAGACTATCTGGTGTTACTCCTTCTGAAATGCAAACCCTAGATCCAAAATTTAGAGGAAAAAAACCACTGTATGATATTAAAGGAACAGCTGGTGTTTATGTAGGAGACATTACAGATCCAGAAATTATTGCAAAATATCCACGTTTTGCAAAAGATGGCGTGATTACAAGAGAGATGATAAATAAGGCTCTTGAAGCAGAGGTTCTAGGAAAACAATTACCTGCAGAAGTTTTGCAGGCAGGAATTAAAGCAAGAACAACTCAATACAGAAGTTCAACTGAACAATTTTTACATAGTCTTGCAAATAATGGAACAATTAGTTCTGCGGATGCAACAAGAATGTCTGACGATATTCATAAGATTTATGACAGGGAAATAAGAAATAGGGCTGTAGTAAGCGACAGAAACAATCCTTTTTATGCTGCCTCAAATACTGTACTAAAAAGAGGTTTAGGCCACAATCAAGAAGCAATGGCGCTCTGGGACGAGTTCTCTTCATCAATAGGACACCATACCCCAAGAGGACTTGGTTCAAGAAGAAGCACAACAGCAAGATCTATTAAACTTACTTCACACGGCGGAACACCAATTAAAGTTGGCAAGTTGCAAGGAAATGCAGACACAACTTTTGCACATGCAACACCGCCAAAACCACTTTTGCAAAGAATAATGGCAGCTGGGATTAAAACTGCAGTATCAAGAACTATGCCATTTAAATTCTCTAGAAACGTTAAGTATCCTTCAAAGGGTGGACTCATGTATATGGAAAGTGGAGGGCTTGTTCCAACAACTCAATATTTTGATAAGGGATCAGGCGGTCCAGTTAGATCAGCATTTTCTTCTGCAAGAAGCGAAGGCTTTGTTGGCCAGGGTGCATTTAATAAGGCAAGAGAAGGTGGAATGTCTTCACCAATGGCTGGTATGGGTATTGGAATGGGAATGCAGATGGCAGGCGGAATGATGGGCGGTCAGGCTGGAACATTGCTACAAGTAGCCTCTATTCTTCCTATGATTAGCATGACTCCTATAACAAAATTAATAAAAGGAATAACTGGGGTTGGCGGGTCATTAAAAACTGCAGGCGGAGCAGCAAAAATATTTGAAATGATTTTAAAGAATGCTTTTAAGATTGGACCAATACTTGCGGTAACCGCAGTTATTACTGGCCTAGTCGCAGTGTTTAAAAAATGGCGTTCTGAAGTTGCAGAAAATGCAAAAGAGCAAACAATGCTTAACGGCATTACTCAAAAGGGTGCAGATGAAGCAGGGATTAAATACAATAATTTATCTGATTCTATAAAAGGAGTAAGAGATCAACTAGAGTTAGCTAAAGCCTCAACTCAAAATGCATTTAATGAACAAAACTGGAGTGGTGTAAGTGGAATAACTTTGAGTATTAAAGAGCTACAGGAAAAAATTAAATCTGCAAAAACAGATATGCCTGAATTTATAAGCACTTTAAATGGCTTAAGCAAGTCTCAAGAAGACAACAAAAAAGCAACATTGGCTATGGCTACAAACTGGAAAGCACAATTTGTTGCAGGCGGAATGGGAATGAGTGAAGCTACTAATGAAATCTATGCCATAGTAAAAGCATCCGATATGGCAAACCATGCATTTGCTGCAATATCTAGCGGAGGCTTTAGATCTATTACTGATCAGGCATCAGCAGTATCATATATGTTTAAAGAATTAGATAAGAATATGCAAAACCTAACAGGGGACGACTTAGGTAATGCGCTAAGCAATGTAGTGCTAGGAATAGAGTCTGCAAAGAAATCTCTTGTCGGCACAAAAGACGTTAATGGAGAAATCATTACTCAGCAACGTGCTATGGAAATTACAATGGAGAAACTTAATGCTGGTACAAATACCAATACAAAGCTTACTCAGTCTCAAATAGACAGCCTTAAAAAGACACACCCAGAGCTGGAAGAAATATTAAATACAACAGACTCCATTAGATCTGTTTCTGCAAAGTGGCAACTTTTGCTTTCAAATATTCCAGGTGATTTAAAGAAGATCACTGGCGCTGAAGCAGAAGCCCTTGCACAATTTTCTCAATTACAAAATGCTACTTTAATTAATGCACAAACAGCAGAAAATGGAACAGAGGGCTCTATCAGCAATATTAAAAAGGTTGCAGACATTGTTAAAAAATTAAACAAAACTATTGCATCGGGTGGCGTAAACGCTGAAAAGAATGCCGCAAGAACAAAAGACCAGATAAACGCTGAAATTAAATTAATTGATAAGAAGATTAAAAAGATTCAAGAAGAAGCTGATGCCAGAATTAAAGCAATTCAAAAAACTCAATCTGCTGAATCATATGCTATTGAATTAAAGCAGGCACAAATTGATCTCCAGGCTGCAATTGCTTCTGGCGATAAAGAGGCACAGGTAAGAGCACAGCTTAATCTAACTCAACTACAAAAGAGACATGAGTCAGAGATGGCAATTGCTTCTATTCAAGATGATGTTGCTGCTAAAACAAAAAAATTAGAAGAAGAAAAGCAAAAGAAACAAGACGAAATTGATGCTTTAAATAAAAAGGTTGCTTCTGCACAAGCAAATTCAGCTAACGTAACTGTTAGAAGAGATCAAGTTGTAAATTTCCAAAACCGTCGTGAAGAATTAATAAAACAACAATCAATTAATGATGCAAGAGATAAAAAAGATCCATTAAAGTATACAGAGGGAGTAAAAATTTCTCAGGCATTATCTGTTCTTGCAAATGATGTTTCTAAATCTGCTTCAGGCAAAGACAAGGGATTAGCTGAGGCCCTAAAGGCTGCATTTGGCGGAACGCTAATTGATGCAAAGACTGGAGCGAGCCTGGGCGGGAAAACAACACAAGGATACAGTGGATCATCTTTATCATCTAGCTATGTTACAGGAGCTGCAGATGTTGCATTAAAAAATGACTCAAAGGCTTTAAGTGGCGCAATGAAGGTTAGCGAAGGACTGTTAACACAGATAAGAGACATACTTGGTGGTAAAGGAACTCTAGGTTTTACAACTAAAGCAACTGCAAAGGACATTACAACGACAACAAACGAAAATGGCGTTGCATATGGAGGAAATACTAATAAGGGCGGTCTTGAGCAATGGGCTAAAGAAGCAATTGTTAGACAGAATAATTTACAAGCAGGGCAGTACTTTAAATATAATGGTCAGACATATAAGGTAAACTCTAATAACTCTATAATTAGACAAAAATCTTTAGGAGGACCATTTGCCGCTGGACAACTTATAGAGATGAATGATAGAATTAACTCGTTGGGTACACAAGAAGAAGGTATAATGATTAAGCCTGATTTTTCAGGAGTAATTTATCCAAATGTTGCAACAATGCCTAGATACGATATTCCATCAGGTGGATACAGAGGAACAGGCAATATGCCTTTAGGTTCTTCTGAAGGAGCGGCTCCAGTTATTAATAACTATATTACAGCAACTCCAAATATGGACATTAAGCAGCTTGCAAGAGAAGTTGGAATGGTTACAGCAAAGGCTGTATCTAGAGGCGGAAATAACAGAGGATATAGCAATGGAACTCAACAGGTGGTAAACGTATGACAACAGTATTCTTACCAGTAGGATCACTATTATATTTTGATACAGGAACAGACCCTGTTAACCCCACATGGACAAAACTAACAGAGCATAATAGACAGCCAGCATCTATCCAGATAAATAGAATTGAAAAAACACAGAGAACCTCAAATGGAACAATGAGAAAGTTTTTTATTGCCGATAAAAAGAGCATATCTGTTTCTTGGAACATGGTACCCACATCATCAACAATGACCGTAGACGGTGGGTATGGAGCAAATGACATTCAAACATTTTATAATAGTACAAAGGGGCAAGGATCTTTTAAAATAAAGATATCTTATTCTCCTACAAGAGAAGAGACTATGGAAGTTATATTTAGCTCTTGTAGCTTTGATGTAATTAAAAGAAATGTAAAAGCTAAATCTGCTGATGCTGCCCAAGAGTTTTGGGATGTAAGTATTTCTTTAGAGCAGGTATAAATGGCAGTCACAGTAGATTCCAAAGTAAAAGACATTTTTGAGAAGAGTACAAGCATCTCCATGAATGTTGGGGCGACCCTTGATATTAATTTAAATACAATGATAGACTGGGATAAAGTAACTACCCCAGTAACAGGAAATGCAGATACAGTAATTAATGGAAGAACTCCATTTAAAAAGCTATTTCCAATTGATACTGTTATTAAACCAAATAGGCCCCTGCTGGCGGGAGTAAAGTATGCAATTAGCGGAGATGTTACAGGTGGCACTTTTAAGAATCCAACAACAACACCATATCAGCTAAACTATAGAACATACTATGCATCTAAAGATTCATACTATAAGTATTGGGTGTCTCCAAAAGATACGAATGCTAATCTTGCTATTGCTTACCCAAAAACAATACCAGTAAACAAGGTTGTTGTTAAGTTTGAGACATCTCATGCAACACCTTCTTCTTGGACAATTTCTGCAAACGGAGGAACTGTTCTAAAGACGGGTACAGCAGTTAAGCCATTTACTTCTACCGTGGGTTTAATTACAACTAAAAACTACGATGCAGGAACAGTTACTATTTACTATACAGGAACAACATGGAGCTTGCTAGAATCAGAATTGAATTACAACGCATTTGTAAATGTAAACTCACTTGGACTTACAGCAGTAAACCCTGGCGGATGGATTGGGGTAATAGAAGTAGCCCCACATATGGTAAGAGATTTATCAAATGATATCGTGTCTTTTGATATTGTTAAAGAGCAAAATGCAAGTACAGAAGAACTTCTACCAGTCGGGTACTGTACTGCTAACTCCCTAGATCTTAACATTGTAAGGTATAACCAAACATCTCTTCAGTTTAAAGGATTTAACAAATATAATATTACTGAAACATTTGATACCTCAAAGGTATATTTAGTAAGGGATGCTGAAATAACTGCATACATAAAGGTCTATCACGCAGATGGAACATTTACAGATTCAAAAGGAGCCTATTATAAAATTCCACAGGGTTTATTCTATATAGACACATGGAACATCTCTGACGTAGGAGACGTAAACATATTTGCCTTAGACTCTGCAAAAATACTACAGCAGACTATTTGTCCAGATATGGTATGTAACAACTACTCAGCAATTGCAATTATTAGAAGAATGCTAGACTCAGTAGGATATACAAATTATAATTTCAATTATACAGACACAGACGGGTCAGTCATAGTCCCTACCTACTGGTGGAGTTCTTCTTCAAATACTGGCGGAAATGGATCTGTAACTGTATGGGATAACATTCAGGACTTATGTAGAGATTCTCAAATTACAGCTTTGGTTGATGAGTATAATGTGCTTCAGTTTTATACAAGAGACTACTTATTTAACTCATCTAATCCTACATCTTGGCAATTTAGACACACCGCATCTGGAGCCTTGTTGCCAAACATCATAGATCTATCTAAAAAAGAAATGCCTTCAATTAATCAAATTAATATTAGATATAAGACAGTATCAGAAGCAACATACGATAAGTCTTCCCACGAAATACTTGAATACACTGACGACGCTATAATGGCGGCAGCAATCAAAACAAATATCTTAGAATCGGCAGATCCAAAGGTAACTCCTCATGTACCACACGTTAATCACTATATGGGCCTCCAGATTATTGAGGTTAAGGCCAATGAAATACTAGACCCAAATACACCAACGTTTGTTCCTTTTAACGGATACGTTTTAATTGATTCAGAAATAATTGAATATGATGCAATTGAATATGTTTATCAAGACGCCATAACAGGAGTTTATAAATACATAGATGTTAGCTCAAAGTCAGATTTGTCTAGGTATCTGGGGCTTGGGAAAGTTATAACAGATTCAAATATTACAACATACAAAACTACAGTAGCCCCAACACATAGGTATAGAATTAAAACAAGAGGAGCCTTTGGAACAAAGAAAGCAAACCACTATGCCAGCCCAGCAGCTGAAGCAGCTGGTTGGACTCCATACAAGGCGGTGGTCTGGAAATAATGGGAGCCTGGGACGATTATAGAAGTGAAACCATATCAGTAGCACAAGCTCTTTTGCTTTTGTCTAATCCGCTATTTGATGTAGATACTACTAACTTTACTGCCTCTTCTACATCTGTAGGAGGTACACTAACATTTAATGCTCCATCAAATGTTTTAAGCATTAGAGGTCAAGTTTATACAGATTATATATTTTCAACAATAAAAGATAATATTATTATTAATTCGATTTCAAACGGAGTTGGGCAATTTACAATTAGCGGGCTAACTCCAGGAAAAACATATTACGCTAGGTCAATAGGATACGCAGCCGCATCTGGTACGGGGCAGGCTGGCTCATATAATTATTTTAGTTTTGTAGTTCCAGCCTACTCTTCAGATCTTTTTGGTAAAACAGAAACCCCAGAAGATACCTACGACGGAGAAGAAGTACCAGCAGCCGTATTGCTTCCAGGCGAGTCAACAAAAATTGCAATTAGTAAATCTTTGTTTAGCATACATGCTGAAAATACAAACGCTAACAGCTATTGTGCTGCGGTAAAAGACACGGGGCTAGCAACAACATCAAACTACTATGCTTTTGGTACTACACTATACTTTACTTCAACAGAATCCACATCCCTGCAATCGGGAGCCTTTGGATTCTTTGTATCTGGAACTTCTTCAAATGGATACTTTATTAAAATTAAAACTACTGCAAACGCAAAATCAAATGGTGACGAGTTTTCTATTGGAAAAGTTGTAAAAAATTCTCAAAAAGTAATTACAGATAGCCAGTCTGTTACTAATGCAAAGAATAACGTAGGGTCAATTACGGCGGCAGTCCCATACAAAGTAGACGTCAGGGTAAAGGTAACATCAACAAAGGTTTATATATCCGCATATATTAATGGATTTAAGATAACAGCAACAGATACACATGTATCTACATCTAACACAATTTTGCCAAAAACATCTAAAATATCTCTAGCTGTTAATATGGGCACAATAAATTTTGATTATGTTTATGCCCTTGCAATCACCGAGGATCAATATAAAACTGCAGATCTAGAAAACATATACGGGTCTCAATTTTCAAAGTCATCATTTTCTTTAGCCTACGGAGATATGCTTGCCAGCGGAATAGATCAGATAGACTCTCAGACTTCAACAAGATATGTAGAGGAATTTGGCTCAGTGGCCAGAGAGCTAAGAGTCTTCTCTTCTAAATATCAAGATCAAGAGCCTAAGCTTCCTAAATACATGTATAATAATTTAAACAACTCCGTTGCCTTTTTGGGATACGATTTAACATCGTTTGGGGCCACAGCGTATATATTAAACGCTGCGGGGGTAACTACCGAAGTTTCTTCCTCAGATGGAACTAAATTGAGCGTGTTTGGAAACTCTCTTATGAAGAGCGAAGATTTAGTTTATTTTGATGAGGAAACAAATAAGTATGAAATTAAAGAGCAGATGACAATGGACTCCACATGGATTCAAAATCCAGGGGATGCCAAGAAGCTAAGTGATTGGATTAAAACCCAATGGAGCAAAAGGCAGAGAGTTATTAATATGACGGTATTGGCCAACCCAACAATTTCTGTGGGGGATATTGTTACGGTAGACTATCCGTATCAAGACTTAACAGTATCTGATAAATTTGTTATAACTAATGTCCGACAATCATGGTCAGACGGATTGGAGACTACCTTAACAGCTAGATCGATATATAGCTAACAAATGGTATAATAATAAAATGGCAACAAATAGACCTAATCCCATATTCGTTAAACAAGGTGCAGACGTACTTGCAGACCTTGACGAAAGAGATGTTGTAATTGTAGGATCCGACACAAAAAGGACAATCCTAAATAGCCTAGGAGGCTATGGTAGCTACACTAGTGGTAGCACTTCAGGAGCAGTAACTACTTTTGACGGAGGAGATTTTGGGGCATTAAATATATTAATCCCACAACTAGGAGATATTAGTATTGTTTCGCAATCAATAAATTATACTACAATGCCACCTACAGTAGACGTAGTTATTAAAATTAAAAATTCTACTAAACAAATAGTAAAAGGAATTGCTGCGAGGTTAACAAATTGATTACTAAATTTGGAAAAAGGTTTATATCCTCTTACTTAGCAGGAACAACAGTGTCCCCAACAAAAGACCTGGCCTTTGGAATTGATTCTACTGCAGTTCAGTCTAACGGTAACGACACTAGATTAGGTTTTGAGTTCTACAGACTCCCTGTATCTTTTGGCAGCATTGATATTCAAACAGACGGGTCTGGAAATAGCACATACTCTATTGTATATCAGGCAACTATTCCTCAAGATGTGTCAGGGATAATTAAAGAAATTGGTTTGTACCCAGGCCTAAAGTCTTCAATCAACAATTACGATAGTAAATTTATTGCAGATTTTGAAAATAATTTGATGTGGTTTAGGTCGGACGGAGCAAATCCCGAACTTGTTGCAACTACAACATCTAATATTAGCCCTAGAGTTGGTTCATATTTTTCTAAAGTTGGTGTTAGCCCAAGCCAGTCAATGGAGTTTGTATGTTCATACTCTGGACTAGATCTGTCTGGATATACTGCAAGCGATTCTTTATCTTTTGCTTACAACCAAGAGAATACAAATTTAGATTCAATAGTGTTTAAGTTTTACAGTTCAGACTCATCATATTACTCAGCCACTTTTGCTGGCGCAGCCTCAGTTACAGATACAAACAAGATCGCTAAGGTATTGTTCTCTAGCCTAGTTGCAAATAATGCTTATGCAGATCTAACTTCAATTATAAAAATTGGCGTTGTTATTACTGCAAAATCAAGCGGGCAGGCAGTAGTATACCTTGATGCATTAAGAATAGATGATGAAGATACCTTTGATGCAAACTTTGGACTTATAAGCAGATCTGTCGTTTCACCAATTGAAAAGATAGCTGGAAAGCCAGTAGACATAGAGTATAGAATTAATTTAGGTTTCTAGCATGGCAGATAACGCAGATCTAAGCTTAACTGGACAAGCAGACCCATCAAACAAAGATTATTATCTTGTTAAGATATCTAAGCTTAAAACTGACTTGGCTTACACAGCAAAATTTCAATGGTCTTTTCAAGATCAAGCATTAAACGATAAAGTTCAGTCTTTATGGTCTAATGGATATCAATTTACAACAATAAAACTTCCAGGATTAAACCCACCTAAATTTTTAAATACAGATTTATCATATTTTAATGGAGTTCTTATTATTACATGGAACGGCCTTGATGCAAGTGGAAATCCATACACAAAAGCATTTGATAGAATTAATGTTTATGTGAAAGATGAAACTGTAATTGGCGGAGTATATAGACTTGTTGGTTCTTTAAAATCTGCAGGAACAATTCGTGTTGCAGTTCCTCCAAGAGCGCATAGCGTAAAGCTTACAGTTGTAGATGTAGAAGGAGTTGAGTCAGATTTTAGTACAGCTCAATTTGAAACACCAAAGCTTACTCCAAGTACCTTGCCAACAAATGTTGTTGGTTCATGGGTTGGGACAAACTTTAAAGTATCATTTGATCATAATGCGGCAGAAGAATTTTTTAGTGCATATAAAGTAAAGTTAACTGCAGGTGGAGTGTCAAAGGTATTTGACGTAAAAGCAACTCCAGGCGTAACAGCACAATCATTTATTCTAAGCCTTTCTCAAAACAGAGCAGTATTTGGGGTCCCTCAAACAGCAATTAGCGGAGCAGTAAGTGTTGTTAATATTTATGGGAATGAAAGCGCAGAAGTTCCTTTTTCTGCTTCAACATATGTAAACACTTTACCAGCAGCTATAATTGTAGCAACACCAATAAGTAATGGATATAGCGTTTCGTACACAATACCCACTGACTCTACTTTTAATACAATAGAAATTGAAGAAGTTGAATCGGCAAGCGCAACCGCCCCATCAACTGGATACGGTAAAGTGTTTTCTGGATCATCTAGCCCAGCAATTATTCCCGCTGGAGATGCAACTAAAAGATGGGTTCGTGCAAGGTTTACAGATAATGTAGGGTCATACGGTCCTTACGGGACCGCCGTTGCGGTAACCCCAATAGATCTTATTGCCGCTGCATTAGATATAACTCCGCCTACGGCTGCTACAATTAATAGCGCAGTGTGGTCAGGCAACAATATTACAATATCAGCAACAGTTGCATCTGACGTTAAAAAGTTTATTATCAGATTAACTAACGGTTCTACTGTGGGGTTCTTTACTAAATTTCCAGCAGTGGCTGGAACTTCACAAACAATCTTGTTAACAGAGCAAGAATTATATAATACTCTAGGATCTTATTTTACATCATTTAGCGGACTATTTGTATCAGCAGACGCCCTAGATAATCGTGACGCAGGAGTAGCCTTTACAGTTGCAGAAAAAGCAAATGAGCTGTCAGCTGTAACTCCAACCTTTACATTAACTTCTATATCTAATGGATATAGCGTATCTTATTCTTTACCAGCGGGTGCGGCATATGCAAAAATCTATGCAAGCACAACCTCTGGATTTACTCCAAGCGATGCTACCAATCTTGTCTACAGCGGGGCAAGCCCAGGTATTGTAATTGATTCAGTATACACTCTTAAGTATGTAAAGATTAAATATTTTAAAACAGATGGCTCGGCTTCTTTAATTTCTTCTGAACAGTCTGTAACTCCAGCAGACCCAGGAATGCTTTCTCTTATAGACAACGAAGTAAAAATAAGCACCAATGGATCTATTCTTGCGGGAGACTCTGCAACATCAGGCGGAAGAGCAATATTAAATAAAACTGGTTTATATATTTATAATACTGGAAGCTCTCCAACTACTCAAATAATTGCAAATGCTACAGATGGAAGTCCGACATTTTTAACAACTAATGCCAAGATTGCCGATTGGAAAATCTATTCTGATAAAATAGAAAACCAGTTGATAACAGGAATTACAAAATTTGCAGGACTTTCTGCAAGTGGAACGTATGCGTTCTGGGCTGGATCAACTACAGCAGGCGGAGACGCACAAGCAGAATTCTCCGTAACTCAAGCTGGTGCAGTTCAAGCTAAAAACATAACTATATCTGGCGGTTCATTAACTGTAGGTGCATCTACAATTGCAGCAAGTACTGGAAAACTTACATCTACTGACGCAGAAATTACTGGTAAAATTACAGCCTCTACAGGAAAAATAGGAAATTTAAATATTGATAGTGGTGCTTTGTATACTGGAACAAACCCGCTTGTAAGCTCAGTGACCCTTAACAGCGCAGGAATTGCTGGGTACAATGCTCAAGGATCAAAGCTATTTGGACTTGACACATCTGGTTATTTATTTTCAGATAGCGCTAGCATTGGCGGATGGAATGTAGTTCCTTCTACAATTAGTAAGACTTCAAATAATGGAACACTTACTCTTAATTCAGCTACCGCACAAATTACAGCTACAAGCGCAACATATACTGCAGGTATTGCAACACCAGATAGCAACAATCCAGCAGACATTGTATTTTGGGCAGGCGGATCAAGAAGCACATCTGCACCATTTTATGTAAGAGCAGATGGATCAGTAGTAATGACAAGTGCTACTATAACTGGATATGCAGGTCCAGACGACCTTACACTTCTTGCTAAAAAAGATATGACCAACGTAACCTCTATTAGTGGCGGAAAAATAACTACAGGAATAATTAAATCTTCAAACTTTGCTACAAATACAAACGCTTTATTATTACCATATTCTGCTACAGGAACATCAATAGACTTAGATACTGGAGAAATAACTTCTCCTAAATTTTATTTAGGTTCAGACGGTACTGCAAAATTTAAAGGACAGCTAGATGTTGGAATATCAATTAGTTCTGCAACCATAACTGGAGGAACTATTGGTGGAGCCACAATTACTGTTTCAGATTCATTTACATCCAGTGGATTAAGGGTTGCCAGCGACACTGGCCTAGATGAAAGCAACGACTCATCGTCAGGTGGAACAGATAGCACAGTAGGAGCTCAAACATTTACTCCGACTCTAACACTAGCTAACGGAAAAATTTCTTCAAACTCAATTTTGCAAATATCGGGTGCTAGTTACACAGAAATATTATCTGGTGGAACACAATCTGCAATGTTTGATAGTGCAAAATCTTCTTTAATATTTAGTACAGGGCTATATTTAGGAAATCCAAATACTTCTTCAAGCTCATCAGTGCAAAACCATAGCGTTCCTTATGTAACTGTTGATGCAAAAATGAGACTGAGAAGAGGAGCCCCTTTAACCTATCCAGGCGGGACAACTGGCGCTTACGTAAGAAATATTTATATTAAACAGACTTCTGCAACTACGATATCCTCTACAACAGGGTATGTCGGCGACATTTTTATTACGTACTAGGAATCTAAATGCCAATAAGAATAAAAGCAGCAACCACTGGCTCTTCAACTGATTGGAGAACTATAAAAAAGGTATTTGTAAAAGTAAATGATACCGCTACTGGTTGGAAATCTGCTAGCGGAGTTTGGGCTAAAGTTGTAAGTGGATGGACAAAGATGTGGCCTGGCAATGCGCCAGCTGTTAGCCTAACTGATCCAATTAACATTAGGCTTGGTGGATATAATGGAACAGTTGCTAGTAGCCCACAATTATTCTGTAGTACAGACGCAGGCACCTCTGGAACATTTTTAAAACTATGGGGAAATGATGGTACATTTACGGGCACAACTCCAATTACTTTATCAAATAGAAGAATGCTTTGTTCTGATAATATTGATGGTCAGGTAGCAAGATTTAGTTTAACTGGAAATGACACTATAGATTTTTCTACATTAAGTCAAGCCAATAGAGATCTTGCTGAAGGGTATTATGTATTCTATCAAATGCTTGCAACAAACGTAGACGGTGCCCTTGATGCTTACTCTCCTCCAATTAAAGTAATTAAAAGAAAGCCAGCGTTAGTAAGCTATACAGTTCTTTCTGAAACTGGCGGGGTTTTACAAGGCCAGAGTGGATTTTCTACTCTTGATGTTATTGAAGTTAATGCTCAAATAAGATGGGGTTGGTGGATAAAACCAGGCGGCTATCTAGGAGGAACTCCATTATTAAGATGGTGGAAAAATACTAGTAAATCTCCTGGAGGCACATTATTAAAATCAATTGATATTGAAACAGGATACGACTATGTTTCCAATTCTATTGATACAAATTTTTTATCTGATACTAATACCTCAAATGTTTTAACTATATATAATAATTATTCAGTTGGATCATCCCCATTATCTAGTGGGCAATATATAGTTGCAGAGTTGTATTTAGAAAATTCATACACTTCACATTACTCTTCTCCAGTTAGCTACTGGGGTTCTACTGGAGCAGCACCTACTATATCAAGTGTAAGCCTAAGAACTTATGACGGTCAAGTAGACACTGTAATGGATAATCAATCTGATCCTAGAATTGTATCTCAGGCTTATTTTGAAATAGTTGCTGAAGTAGCAGACTATACGTCTGGGACAACTTTTAATTTTGAACCAAGAATTTACAAAGCAGATACTGGAGTATATTTAAATTATGACACGGGTGCTACAATAAGCGGTGGATTTCCTACAGATGTTTCCCCATACTCCGTGTCACCGTCTGGTACATCCGCTACAGTTATATGGAGAACCTATATAAACTCAAGTATATTATCTGGTTCTCCAACATATGGTGGAGGCCAAGCAAAATACTGGTTTGAGTTTAGACTAAGTGCTACAAAATCTGGAGGTTCTGCATCTTATTACACAGGGTTAGTATCTTCTAATCATGCAGGTAGTAATATATATCCAACATACATGAATGGGTCAACTGGTGGATCAATATATATTCACTCACATACACAAGGTGCATTATCTGCTAATAACTATAGTCCTGGTGCTGCGCCTAAAACAGTACGGTTTTCTGTTACTGGAAATTCATATCCTTCAGGCAACGCATCATACCCAAGATCATATGGAATAGATTTTGGTGACGGTAACGTAGAAAACATAGCCTGGCCTACTGGAACAAGCAATCCATCTTATACAACTTGGGATCATACCTATACAACTAATGGAACGTTTACTGCAAGATTAATTACCGTTCCGCAAGGATTTACAAGCATTGGAACTAGACAGGTATCAATCAGCCTAAGTGCTGGTGCTGCAAGCCCAACATTTCTTACTGCAACAACAAATAGAAGTGATGGAGTTAATTTAACATTTGGTGGTTCATCCGATGCAACTGGTTATGATATATTTTGGAATACATCACAAACTGCAAACCCATCAGATTCAGCAGTTCCAGATTTTACTGACAAATCTTCACCATTTTTAGATACTACAATAAGTCTTGGAGTTACAAGATGGTATTGGGTTAGAGCACGTAACTCTGTAGGAACATCTCCTTGGTACCCAGTAGCAGACGGTGTAACTGGAACAAGGCTTACAGCTGTTAAACCAACCGCAATAGAACTAGCACCGCCAGTTGTAACTAGAACTAGTGGTACATATAATTACTCAACAACTAATGGAGCGTGGAATAACTCTCCAACAGCGTATAGCTATCAATGGAAGGCACAGACATCGCTTCCATATCCTCCGTATTATAGTACTGTAAATGTTGGAACAGATTCAAGCAGTTACACCTCTAGCTCAACATATAATTACTATTCTATTTATTGTGTTGTAACTGCATCAAATGATGCTGGAGGCAATACCGCTACATCAAATTCAATACAAAACACACCAGTTGGCGTCGAACCAAGTGGGATATCCGTAACCCTTACACCAACAGGAACACAGCAAGCAAGAACAACACTTACAGCAAATGTGTCTGTAACTTCAGGAACATCTCCAATTACATATTCAGTTCAGATATTTAAAAAGACAGGTGCAAATCCCACAAATGCAGATACTGGACTTGAAAGTGGAACAACATCAGCTGATCACTATATCTCAGATACCGAAGCTTCAGGAACACCAGATCGGTTTATTGCATACGGAACAGCAACTAATTCCTATGGAACCACAACTGGATATTCTAATGTTGTTATATCAACACCCTATGTTGCGCCAACAACTCCAGTATCAAATAGCATTGCCCCATCTATTAGCCCTACAACTGGAAATGCTGGAGTAACAACATACAGCTCAACAGAGGGAGTCTGGAACGGCACAACCCCAATAGCAATTTCATATCAATGGCAATATAACGATCAAGGCTCTTTGTTCTTAAATATATCAGGTGCAACAAGCTCCACATACTCACCGCCTGCTAACTTTTTTAGTTCTTACGTTAGTCCAATTAGATGTAAAGTAACCGCTACAAATGTAGATAGTACTGCAACGGCATATACAAACCAAGCTACAGTATCTCCGTATGTTAATCCAACAACTGCACCAAGCGGTGGTGGCGTAACCCTTACACCAACAGGAACACAACAAGCGGGCACACAAATATGTGCAAACGTAACTGCAATGTCAGGAACAAGCCCAATAAGCTATCTAACTACTATTCGTAAAGCAACGGGTCAGACACCAACAGGGGCAGGAACCGCCGTTTCCTCTGGATCTGGAACAGGCAATAGTGTATGTTGTCATACAATTACTGCAAGTGAAGCATCTGGAACCCCAGATCAATTTAAAGCGTACACCGTTGGAAGCAACTCCGCTGGAGAATCTACTGTTGGATCTAATACAGTTATATCTACTCCAGCAGCTACTACAACCACTACAGCAGATCCTTGCCTTACATGTAATACTTATAGTCCTTCAGATGGAACTTATCCATATACAACAACAGACCCATATGGAACATGTGCTTCAGGTTCTAGATATTACAGAATTTGCGTAACACCATCTGGTTGTGCAAATAGAAATGATTACGGAAGCTGTGTGCCAGCAACAACTACTACAACTGCAGCACCTACCACTACACAATGTGTATGTAACTACAGTGACATGGGTACATATTATTATTCACCTCAGTGCTGTAATGCTGGGGCTCCATATACTGGATTGCCTGCAGGGCTTTCTCCTTCAGGAGGATGTTGTCCAAATGTTAGCAAGCCAGTAGCAACCACAACTACTACCGCAGCACCGACCACTACCGCTAGACCGCTGGTTTATTGGAAGTGTAACTCTGCGGACGTAGCTAATCCAAATAACCCTTGCGGATATGTAGGGCAGTGTTTATACGACGGAAACACATACTTCCCAGCAGGCTGCTAGGGTATTGACAGAATTAGATAGAATTGATAAAATATAATAATGTTACTATCTAAAGGTGTCATGCATATTGTTGTGCAAGGTCAAGAGCACAACTTTAGTGCCGAACTGCACACACTTGCCTGTTTTATTATTGACGGTATAGTCGTTGAAAATGGAATATATTCAAAAGAACTGTTTAATCTATTTAATGAATCACGGGTGGAAGAAAAAGAGCAATATGAGGATGGGCAAATTCTACTTAGCCTTATTCATAATCAAGATGGAGAAGAGCAATATATGCAATTAGACGAAAGACTAGGCTCTATAATGTTAAGTAATCCTATCCTGATAGAAGTTCCAGACGGATCCCAATGGGTTACTATTGGGTCTAAATATACAGATGGGGTATTTTACCCATGACAGAAAAAAATAGATTTGAAAAGTATTTAGAAAAACAAGCAAAAGAAAGCGGAAAAAAAGATGTAAAGCCCTGGGACTTGCTTAATCCAAATACCGAATACGTAGATAGAGAAACTTCTGATGCTAGATATGATATATGCAATTTTTGTCCAGAACTTATATCCCTGACTAAACAATGCAAAAAATGCGGTTGCTTTATGGCGCTTAAAACAAAAATGAAAGCAGCCTCTTGCCCGCTTGGTAAATGGTAATGGCTAGTATATTTGTTCAAATCCCTTCCTATCATGATTATGAAATTGGAAGAACTGTTAGGGATGCTATTAAAAAAAGCTCTGGAAATAACATAATAAATTTTGGGCTACACGTATCTTACTATAAAACTAATGATATAGATATTCCAATTTTAGATAATGTTAAGTTTAAAATTAGCGAGGCCCCAGACAACCTTGGCCAGGGAACTTCCAGGGGTATCGCAAATGATTTTTATAATGGAGAAGACTACTATCTTCAAATTGATTCACATACTAGATTTGAAAAAAACTGGGACGAACACCTTATTGAAGATTATAATTTTTACAAAGATCTTGGTTTAAAACCAGTTTTGTCCTGCTACCCTGGTGCATACGAGTATGGTGAAAACGGATTAACTATATTAAATGAAAAAACAGAAGTTTCTTATACTGATTTTGTAGAAGAGTTAAGCTTTCAAGATAATTGTCACATTCCTCATCAAAGAGCGGTACCAAATCTTTCCGACAATATATTTACAAGATCGGTCTCTGGGGGATCAATATTTTCAGATGGTAGCATAGCGTCTATTAAACCAAACAAAGATATGTATTTTTGGGGGGAAGAAATATTGACAGCAGTAAGGCTCTATACTCACGGATACGACCTTTTACTTCCCAGAAAACAAAATCTATATCATTTATATTACGATAGCTCTAAAAGAGAAAAAAACCAAAGGCGTCAAGTTGGAGAAGATTTTCCAGATATAATTCAAGAGATAGACCGTAAATCAAAATACGAGCTAGGCAAGATACTGGATAGTAAGATCATTGGCCCAGACGCATTAGGGTCGGTTAGAACCCTTGAAGAATATGAGACATTTGCTGGCATCAATTTCGTTGACAAAAAGATTGTGCCAGTGCTATAATATGGAAGGAGGTAAAAATGACAATTGAACTAACAAATGAAGAGAAGCTGGGTATTGTTGAGCAGCACATTAAGTCTATTGATTATGGAATCTACGGAATCCAATTAGATCTAATAGAGATAAATGCTACATCAACACCAGACGCTTCTCAAGTTACAAATTTAAATACAAGACTTACTGCGTTAAATGCAAAGAGAGCAGCCCTAGTCACTGAAAAAAATTCATTGACCCCCGTACAAGAATAAGGTAAATAATGACTGAAAAAGTAGAACTGGTAGTAGCAGCACTACAACAGCGCATAGGCGAGATTGTCTCAAACTATGAGACTCAAATTGCAATTTTACGTGCAGACCTTACTCAGGTTGTTGAACAGATAAATAAGCAAAAGCAAGAAGAAGACAGTAAGTTTGAAGCAGTTGAGGCATACTCAGAAAAACTTGAAACACTAGGAGAGTAAATGACATTTAAACTAACATTTGATGACAATGCTCCAATTGATGCAAATCAATTGAGAAGCCTTGTAACATATTTAAATGAAGTTAATACTAAAGCTCTACAGGTACCAGATACCGTGGGCTTGGTAAATACAACCCTTGCTGCCAAAATGACTGCTGGAAAACAAGTATGCAATGTGGGAACATTAGCCCTAAAATCACAAAAAGATTTCTCTATTGTATTTAATCCATCATTAACAAGCGATCCAGCAACCGTGCAAATAACAGTTGAGTCCTCTGGAAAAGACGGAGACTTTACATATTACATTCAAAGCCCAAATAAAAATGGGTGCAAGATTTTCTTTAATCCAGTACAAAGCGCAAGCAGCACGGCAGCTTCAGTTATTGGAACTGTAACAGTACACTATTTTGCTATGGCTGGTTAATCTCAGCCTCTTGACAATCCAAAACAATATGTTACAATTACTGTAACATCAAAGTCACGTACCCGTGACTTTTTTACATATTAAGGTAGAAAATGAGCAACGATTTAAAATGGATGCTTTCATCCGATCAGCAGTTCCCTTATCAAGACGATAAGGCAATCGAATTATGGTTTAAGGTAATGAAATGGTTTAAGCCAGACGTAGTTGATTACTTTGGAGATACCGATGATCAAGCATGCTATAGCCGATTCACAAAGGGAACCTCTGCTGAATTTATAAATTTGCCAAACGCCACAAACCCAGATTTTGTTATTCCTATGATGAGACAAGAATCCGAAGGGGCAAGACAATTTTATAAGAAGACTAGAGATCTTCTCCCAAAAGCGCAGTTGTTCTCTGCTCTAGGTAACCACGACATTAGAGTATTTAATTATGCCGATTCTAAATTTCCTGAGCATTTAAATGATATTACGCCAGAAGCTTTGTGGAGCCTTGACTCATTAGGTTACGAGTATATTTACTACAACGAACTTCCTAAGCGTCGCTTTGGAGACATACACGTTCATCATGGTTTATCAGTTGCAGCAAGTGGTGCAGTTAGAAAAGACATGGAGGACCTTCAAATTTCTTTGATTCGTGGTCACTCACATAGAATCGCTTCACACTTACAGACATATGAACTAAGAAATGATGGAGAAGGCGAAACAATTCGTGGATATGAAATTGGTCACATGTGTGACGAAAAGGGTCCAGGAATGAAGTATACCCAGCACCACGATTGGCAAAAAGGATTTGCTGTGGCACATATCGTAAATGATTATCCACATATTCAAATGATTCATATTGCACCAGACTACTCATGCGTTGTTGACGGGAAGGTATTTACTTTATAATGTGGTGCGGAAAATGCAGAGGTAGGGTTTTTGTAGATAGGGTATTTTCTCAAAAATTACATGTAGAGTTATTTTGTATCATGTGCGGCAAACGCTGGATGTGCAATAAAGAGACGAGTGCTTTCGGAAGATGGCTAGAAAAAAAAGAAACAGCAACCTTAAAAAACTACGGTATTTCTTCTTAAACGATAAAATACATAAGGTTATTAGATCGTCTAGATCAAAAGACGAATTAGTCGCTTGGTGCTATCCCGATAAAAAAAGAGTTATGTACTCATACTCACAGGTTGAAAAATATATGGGTAAAGCTTATGGCATGAAAGATGTTTCGGCATTATTAAATAAACATACGGTTACTTTGCATGATTATATTTTAGACGGGAAAATTAAAGCCCCTCAAAAAATATATCCTATAGGGGATCCAGAGAACAAGCATTGGTCTAAATATATGTTTTGCGAAAAAGATATATTAGAACTGCATGAGTTTATATTAGATTCAGGACACTCTGGAAATGTTCCTTCAAGAACAGAGCTTATAGGGCTTCTCAAACACAACATTATATTGTATACTAAGACAGACAGCGGATTTATACCAGTATGGAAGGCGGAGTAATGACATTCAATGCTCAGTACACCCTTGAAACGGGAGCAGCAAAGAAGCGTAAGAGAGAAGAAGAAGTTGCCTACTGGAATTCATTAAATGGTCCAGTGGTAGTTAAAAGCATTAAAGGTGATGACGATGGCGAGTAGTCGTATTGTGATTTGCCCAATTTGTAATAAGGAACTAGAAGTTAGATCAGATTTTGCCCATATGACATTATCTAACCATACAAATAAGGAGCACAAGTGACAACGAGAGTTAAGGTGGACCTATCGTTCACACGTAATTTAGGCAATTACGAAAGCATCAAGATAGGTATTGGAGTTGAAGACGATCTTCGTTTAGGAGAAAATGTAGAATATGCAACAGAAAGAGTCTATAAGTTTGTTGAAGAAAAGCTTATTGAAAAGACTCGTGAAGTGGAAGAAGAATTAAAACGTGGCAAATGAAAAAGAGCCATATGTCTTAATTGGATTATACCTATCCTTATACAAGGAAAAGTATAATAAGTCACTTACTGTAAACAAGTTTAGAGAGAAGTGGGCTATGAATGATGTCATAGAGAGTGTTGGATTCCAACGTGCTCAGGAGCTTTTGATATACTACTTCTCTACCAACAAGCAGGGGCACCCATTAAATTTCTTTTATAATAATTTTGATAGAATTGATGCATTAAATAAAGAAATTAAGAAGGACAAGTTTAACCGTAGCATTCTATTGAATGAGACTAAGAAGATGGTGGAGGGCGAAGA